GCGCCACCCATCCCGCCAAGCAGGATTGTTGCGCCCCGGATTAAATCAAGTTTCGCCATGCGAATATCTGCGATTGTTGGAGATGGCCCTGTGGCAGCGGCGCCGCCAGCGCCTCCACTTCCTAGACCTCCCGCTCCAGAGATGGCGCTACCGCCGCCATTAGCAGGGTTTGTCGCTCCAGCGTTGCCAGCGCCACCAGCGGCAGTACCACCACCCCCGCCACTGCTCCCACCGTTGCTTCCACCAACCGTGAATGAAGACGCTGCGCTTCCACTAGCGCCGCCAGAGCCAACTACTGCGCCGTTCCCTCCGTTGTTGGCGATTGCGCGGGAAAAAGCTCCAGCCGGGGCATTTGTGAGGTCAAGTGTACCTGAGACAAAAATACGGTATCCAACCGGCCAAAATGTTGCGGTTGAACCCGAAGGCCACGAAACATTTGTATAATATTGATCGCGCGTCAAAGTTACGGTTCCGCTTGCAGCCATAACTAAAGCGCCATCAGAGCCATCGCCATACAACATAGCGTTAAGTTCAGTGTTTGCGGTCGGCGCAATGCTTACCCAAGTAGAGCCATCGCTTGTCAGCAAGTTACCACCTGCGCCAGGGGCAACAAACTGCACAGCGCTGGTGCCGTTGCCCAACAATACATTATTTGCCGTCAATGTAGACAAGCTGGTTCCGCCAGCCGCAACCGGAACAACACCCGAAGAGTTAGAAAGAACCGATCTTCCTGCTGGGTAAGTGATGAATACATTCTTGGTGCCAGCATTAAACGTTACAACGGAGTTGGAGTTGCTGGATGACAGGATGGTTGTACGAGCTAGAGTTGAAGGAGATGTGAATGTGCCAAGGCCAACCTCCCAGTTGGAACCAGTCTGATCAGCCATGGTGTAGTAGGTTGTATCGCCAGTCGATAGAACTGACGCAAATGTTAGGTAGCCAGTAACGGCCCCATCAAGAGTGATGTTGCCCGTGCCGGTTGTGGTTGATGTTTCTTGAACGCGATCAGCAACAAGAAGCGCCATTAGTTGATCCTCACAATCGCACTAAGATCAGTAATCTGCGGGAAGTTAAGAGTAAAGATGCCGTTCGAGGCGTAGCGCGTCACGCCAAAATCCAGAACCAAACACGCGGGATTGGTGTAAGTGTGGGCTGGGGTTGTGTTGTAGATCAAAGCTCCACGAGCAGCGATTGCCCCAGTCCATGTGACGCTTTGAAATGAAGCTACGCCAGCTATGTTATACTGGCTTGGAGAGATGTTGGTTAGGGTTTGTCCACCAGCAGTGTAGCCAGCAATCACAATCTCACCCGTTGAGGTGTATGCGGATGTAGTGACGTTGAGATTAGCCGCCTCCGTATAGAGCGCCACCTTAAAGATGTCGCCGCCCGTAGCGCGGAAATCATGGACGCCTTCTAGAAGCTGCTGCTTAAAGCTCACACAGAAGGCTTGAACTATAGCCATTGGAACCCCTTAAGTCGGCGTGATCCTTGGAAGATCGAGCCTAAAGTTATCGCGCTTGTCGTAACCTTCGCCAAGGTTTTTCAGGCGGGCCATAGCCTCATCGTACCTAGCGCGATACAATGCAGCAAGATCGGCATCGCCCTTCATATAGGTATAGGCTTCCACCAGACACCCATAGAATAGCGGGCTTTCAACATTGGTGCCCAGCCAGGATGTTCCAACATCCACAATGCTGGGAGGCTCATAGAAATAATGAAGCTCAACATCGTAGTAAGCATCGGGCGTGGGTGACACAACGAACGTAGCATTGTTAAACAGCGCGTAATAACGCGGCGTACCAGTCGCAGAAGGATTAGGGAATGCCTCGTTGATATACCCAACCTCCTTCTCAAGAAGATATGAGTATACTCCAGACGCGCTCTTTGCGGCCATTGAGTAAGAGGCAAGGAAGTCAGTTGGAGCAGCTAAATACTTGTTGCCCAGCAAAAAGCTAGATGTCGCGTTCTTCTTGAGCGCAGGAAACTGCACTGACTGATAGATGCGATCTTCCGCCAAGCGAACAATATTGGGGATGGCGGCAATGAACTCATCAGATGAGTTCTGCGTGTAGTCCTGAAGTAGGGTTACAAGCGTTGCGTAGTTCATTGCCATTTACTCCTTAGCCCATAGGACCGCGAGCCATAGTCCCTTTGGTGGCAGCGCCAGTGCCGCGAATCTTAGTTGCCTTGCGAGGAGAACCCTCATTGGCAACAATCGCGTCGTCTTCGGCAGGTTGGTTGTGCGGCATCTGCTTCGGTTCTGATGCGCTAGCCTCACCAACCGGGAACGGGAAGGGCTTAGTGGCTTTGCGCGCAGACTTCTGGTTCATGGCGCGAGCCATGTTGCGTCCATACTTAAGCATATCTTTGCTGGTCGGGCTGCTCATCATAATCTCCTATGGGGTATATACGTTAATAATGCCAGCATTGCCATTCATGGTGGTAGCAGAATTACCTACTGGATTCCAACCAGGAAGACTTCGGCCTGGATTTATGTCTGGTCTAGGCTGAAGAAGGGCAACAGGATCATTGATTGGGGTTTTCCCCAACTGATATTGAGGATGGTCTACGTCATTGCATTCATCACAAACCTTCAGCCCAGTAGGCTTCTGGTTAACAACTTGAAAATTTAGTTCACGCAAATCATATCGCTGATAACAACGATCACAAAAAGCATATGCTTTATTGCCGCGTGCAAACTTAGCTGTCATGGATAGGACATCCAAGGGACAAAGCGGGCAGGCTCTCTACCACGGTCTTCATCAGCAGCTAGTTGGAACTGCTCCATATACTCTGCCTTGAGCATAGGAACCCGCGCAGCGGCTTCTGGACGCTTCATGGCCAGTTGGAAGGCTAGACCAGCCACCAAGGCTGGGACGAACCTGACGGGCATATCCATCACATCAGTCGCGGTCGTTGCATCTTGGATGCGGCGCATAGTCCAGTAGATGATGGTGTAGGGCAGATCAGGAACGGGCCAGAGCGTGTAGGTGGGATTAACCTGCCTATCCACATAGATTTGAAGAGGGCGGCCTGTGCTGTTCTTGTTGGGCAGCGTGGCGTAATCGCCAACACCAATGCGGGAGACAGTGTAATCCAACGGCGTTCCGTTGCTATTCACACGAACGATTGTCTCGATGATGTCTATGGTATCGGCGGGAAGCGTGTAGGTTTTGGTGCCGGGCGTCAGAACCAAACTATTCTCTTGAACGGTCCAGAGGTTTAGGCCCCGGTTAGACCATTCAGCAGCCATGATGTTCAGTGAGCGACGGGCAGTGCGGTAATCATAGCCAGTGCGTGCTTCAAGGCCAGCACGCTCATACGATTCTTCAATCGCGTCAGCGATATCTAAATTCCATACCGAAGTGCCAGAGGTTGTCATTTACTTCTTTTTCCCACTTGGGCTTACCGGCCAGCTTTTCCTGGCAGGACCAGTCTTCTGCTGAACCATAGACTTTTTTTCGCTTGACGACATCTTCTTGGCAGCGGCGGCTGGACGACAAGCGGGGTATCCGCGTGTTGATTTCTCGGAACCGCTTCGGCCACAAGCCTCCCCGGTCTTGATATCAACCCACTTCTCACCAAACCATTTGCCCAGGCCGCCCTTCACTTCTTGGATACCCTGTTGTCAGGGCCTTTCCAACTACCGCCCTTCTTCTTGTATTCTTTTGATGCCCAAGCATTGGCGTAGGCAGAAGGATACACATCGAACTTAGACTTGGCTGCACTCTTAACAGAAGACCAAAGCTCTGGGTTCTTCGGCTTCACCTTACCACCCGCGCTCATGCGGTCTGCTTCAGACAGGGCGATAGCCACGGCCTGCTTGCGGTCCTTAACCTTGTCGCCACCAGAAGATTTGAGAGAGCCTTCTTTAAACTCTTTCATAACCCTTTCAATCTTCTCTGGCTTCTTCATACCATCCGCCCTTTGGTCTTGCCCTTCATAGCGCAGCCATCGCCACGGCTGGACTTTACGGCACCACCGCTAGCCATCTTCTTCATCTTAATCACGCCGCCCTTGGCGTTTCCGGGGTTTTCGGTTGAAGCGTTGGTGGCTTCTGGCGCGCTATTGACAATGTTCTGAGGTGCGGCGGCGGCAATAGCTGCGGCTGCATTCTCGGCAATCTTCTGGGTATCTGGCTGGAAGTAAAGATGCTCCGCGCTCATGCCTGGGTTGTAGCCAGCGCCGGGCATAACAAGTTTTGTCGGGTCTTTGGCTTTGAGGTTGCCGCTGT